CATTGATCAATTGACGCGCGCAGGAGTTTCGATTATCCCAATGGGATACAAATACTCCGATGAAGATAACATCGGTTGGGTAGCAGCTCATTTAACCCAGACCAGATTCTTACCAGGGCCCTCGGTGAGGGAAGTCATGGTAGAATTGGTTGGGCTCAAGGAAAGACTGTGTGGCGAACGCAATGCGTACACACAAATTTCCTACAATTCTCTCTCAGCGGCAGCTTACACCATTGGTGATGAGCTGCGTCAGAGTAAGTTCAATCGCAGAGTCAATGACTCGCATTTGTCCTTATCTAACTCAAGTTGTATCGAGTACACAAGACGCGAAGGAGGGAAATATGCCATATTGACAAATGAATTCAAGGAATTCATAATGTCTCCGGTAAATAAGATGCTTAAATTAGACACCACTGGTATTCCAGAGGTCGACAAACTTAAGGATCTCTTAGACAGGATGGATCGCAAGGAGAAGGAGCTTGTAGCTTCCGATCTTCAAGCGAAGACATACTGTCAGTTCATTCACGCGAACGGAATTTCTATGATTGGGAGTCCCAGTCTAGAAATGTTCGCCCGAGGATTTGAAGGTGCCACGCTGCCAATACGGTGGCCGGCGTCTCGAGGTCCATGGGACATGCGAGCAATGAAGCTTCCATACTTGGAAACTTTTCCAGAGTGTAAGAACTTCATCTCGGCAAACGTGGAGCCTATCTTCATGTACGACTACACCAAACTCAGAATCTCTGAGAAGGTAAAAGAACTTGAAGAAGAAAGAGGGAACTACATTGATGCCATGGGCAACAAAGTCTCAAGTGAGGCCAATGCGAATTATCCAATTTGGAGAATTGCGTATTTGGCAGTTCCGATCGAAGGAAGTTTTATGGAATCGTACAACATTGTTGACGATAACGAAAACGTCCTGTTCCAGCTAAAGAAAGGAATCGACAGCCGACTCGGCTCTCTTCTTTTCTTATGGGCTGGATACAAGTACCAGGAATGGAGGAGCATGGGAAGCCCACCGCTCCCCGTTGACCCGGTACCAATATCGGAACCAGGAGTCAAAAGCCGAATCGCGACAAAGTCGCGGGTTTGGCTCAACCTGTTCTTGTCTCCCGCAGGGCACGCCTTGCGGGACGCAATGAACAACTTGCCAGGGGCAAGGGTTGGACTACAGGGTTCGAACCACGCGTGGGAATTCGAGGCGTCCTTTGGGCGCCACGCCGACAAGTGGAAATCCATAGAAGCTATCTCGACGTCAGATCTGACGGCCGCGACAGACTACTTGGAACATGATCTGGCAGCGACAGCATTGAAATCATTCGTCGATGGACTCCATCCGGATGATCATGGTCGCGATGCCATTTCATACAAGGCTTACTTAACAGCAGCAATCGAACTGCATTGCAGTCCGAGACTGTTGCTTGAAGTGCCCAGCAGTTTCCGACGTGGGAAAACTACCAGGTACTCCAAGACGCTCAAAGCGTATAAGAAAGTCTGTCCTTTAACGGAATTGGTAACTGTAGAACACGACAATGTCGAGTACTCAGGATACGTCACAAAACGTGGCGTTCTCATGGGAGAACCAATTGCGAAAATGGTCCTGTCGATGCTTTCGCTATCAGCGGAGAGATCGGCAAGAGCCAACGACCGAGTGCCGACTACTGACCTGCGAGAGTTCGCAGTCAGTAGCCGTAAAAGACACCTGTACGCTTGTGCAGGCGACGATCACATCGGTATAGGACAAGTGTCGTACCTAAAGGCAATTGCCAGTAGGTTGGAAACTTGGTCTGGAGTAGTCAACTGGGAGAAGTACGCGATATCCAATAGGATGGCGCACTACTGCCAAGACTATATAATGAAGCCGAAACCTAGTCACAAGTATGACGTTAGGATTTCAGGGCCTCGTTACAAGATTGACCACGTTCCTCTGCGCTTATTGAGCGACAGGAGGAAAACCGGTCCGTCTTCATTCGAAGAACCTAACCCCTTTCCAGGTAAGATCAAAGATCTTGGAGAGAGGCTATCATGGATAGGAAAAGGAACTTCGTTTAACCTTGGTGTTGTCTATCTGGCTAAACTGGGCCTGGGGCGCTGGTTTGGCAGAGACATTATCAAGGATTCGACGTCATATATCTCTCAAGCGTATGGAGGCAGAGGACTGCCCTACATACCAGGCATCGAAATTCGATGGCCAGAGGAAATGCGTTTCGCGTTAGCGAATTGGGACGATCCAGTAGTACAAAGACTGGCCTCAGGCGTAAAATCAAGCCGAGTCCGGGGTATACTGATCGATCCGTTCGAAAACGATAAATCCAAAGCGACTGCTCTTGGACTAGAAATTCTAGACATGGAGCAAACGCTAGAGGAACAACGTGATGAACGATTTGGAAGTCAGTCAATGACTTCTTCCTATCGTAACATCAAGGAAAGATATGTTCCGATTGATCGTGTCCATGACATAGATCAAAAGGTGCAATCTTGCGTCCGAGCCTTTGAAGGTCAAAGTGCATTCGGTCAAAGTACCTTCGTAACTTACCAAGCTCGAGTGAGACGAGTCAGGGCAAATTATAGAACGTACTGGTTGGAAATGGGGCGGCAGATCACTGATCCCGTTGAACTGCGAAAGAATCTTCGGCAGTTCCCCCAGAGATACAACAAATACGTGAGGAGAGAAGACCTTGGAAAGGTATTACCTAGTCCATTGGTTCCCTCTTACACGATAACGACGGAGACGCTCGGTGGTACCGCTGGTCTGGCCGAGTTTCCCGGAAATGTTATAACACTTCCACTTCCACGAACGCAAGTCCCGGACCGAATTGAATCGGCCTCGGCAGCGTCGACCGTGGAAGACTAGGGGAGTTCGTATCACACGGACTTCTTTGCTTGGCGCAATGCGCCGAGATCGCCTAATCCTACCCAGTGGGCAAAGACTGGAGATGCTAAAAGCAAAAAAAAA